TGGACAACTCGCAAATCAAATCTCCAAGCCCCCGATGAAAGGTCGTAAAAAAATGAAAGGTAATCCTACTCCAAAAGGTTTAACTTACTTCCGAAAAGGCGGCGCGGCTTCAAAAAAATCAAAAGGAAGCAAGATTTGCCCTGAAGGCAAGGCTTGGGCAAAGCGCACTTTTGATACATACCCAAGCGCATACGCTAATTTGGCCGCCTCAAAATATTGTAAAGATCCAAACTATGCCAAAAAATCAAAAGGCGGAAAGAGAAAAGGAAAATGACCCTCACAAAGTCAAATAAGAAAAAGGTTCGTAAAGTTGTTAAAGGGCTAAACAAAGCATCTAAACTACATGCAAAACAAGCAAAAACTTTAAAACGAGTATTGGGTAAGAAAAAAAGAGCCTAAAATGGGTGAACTAAAAAAATGGTTAAAACAAGATTGGGTTAGGATTGGCACTGATGGAAGTATCAAGGGCAAATGCGGCACATCTAAAGACAAGAAAAACCCAGACCGCTGCTTACCAGCTTCAAAAGCTAGAAGCCTCTCAAAAGCTGAAAGAGCATCTACAGCAAAAAAGAAGAAGAGAGCGGGAGCAAAAGGCAAGACAGTGGTATCTAATACAAAGCAAGCCAAAGTCAGAAACCTTGAAAAGGGAGGACCAGTTAAGCGCCCCTTCAAAGGCAAGAAGGTGGCTGGCACGGCTGTTGCTAGGGGATGCGGTGCAATAATGTCTAACCGTAGAAAACGCACAAAAGGTGCAGTAACACAGTCATAAGGAGATAAAAATGGCTATGAAGAAAAAGGGCTACCGTGCTGGTGGTAAAGTTAGGAAAATGGCTAAAGGTGGTGCTGCTGGCGGCAAGAAAATGAGAAGGATGGCTAAAGGCGGTGCTGCTGGTGGTAAAAAGATACGGATGATGTCTAAGGGCGGCTCTACTGGCGGTAAGAAAATGACTGTTGCACAACTTCGTTCTGCTGCTAAAAAGCTAGGATACAAAGTATCTAAAGCCTAATGCCATATTTATATAGCAATGTTCCCTACTTTAAGGCATGGGTGCGGCGCGAGTATACTCATAACCATGAGGCATATCATGGTGAGTTTTTGCACGCAATGGTCGTTGGCGTAACGTCCATGCCTAACAGATGTCTAAGTTTCCAAGTTATGTTTACTGGAAGTGAAGCAGAAGGTGAGGAAGAAGATACGGTACATGGAGGTGCAATGTGGGCTAGAATGCCCATAACCGCTCTAGTTGCTGATATACCTTTAGAGGAATGGCCTGAACCAATGAACACATATGATGCTCAACCTTGGGATTGTTCATCACATAATCATGCTGTTTATGTGATAGACAGAGCTACGCCCTGCCCTTGGTTGGCTAAGATAGATAGTGAGTTTTTTCCTGCAAAATACTTATTTACAGTAGATTACTCCGAATCTGAGATAGCAGATGATCCAGCGCAGCATAAACAAAGTCATGTTTTGCAACTGCTTGATGCTGGTGAATGGACAGGAAACATCGTTGCCTTGCCCAACAATCGTGTAAGGGTTACACATCCTGCTTGGTTTGAGACAGGCGAAGGTGCGCCGCATTTCAAGCCTTCTCAACATGTGCACTATTCAAAAAGTGATTTAGACTATACACTGGATGTGAATAGGATATTTGATAACCTTTACAATGAGGAAGAGTGATGGCTGTATCAGGTTCAACCGATTTTGAATTAGATGTATCTGATTACATTGAAGAGGCCTTCGAGCGCTGTGGTTTAGAGGTTAGAACAGGTTACGACCTTAAAACAGCCAAGCGCTCGATGAACCTTATGTTTGCAGAATGGGCAAATAGAGGTTTAAACCAGTGGACAATTGTTCAAAGAACTCAAACCGTTACATCAGGTACATTATCTTACGATTTAGGTGCTGATGTGATTGATGTTTTGTCTATGGCTTTGCGTCAAGGGACAGGAACTTCTCAAACCGATTTTACTATGAGTAGAATTAGTAGAGATGATTATTTGAGCATTCCTAATAAAAACACTCAATCTAGGCCAACTCAATTTTTTGTTGACAGACAAGTGACTCCAGCAATTAAAATTTGGCCCACTCCAAATAATTCTACAGATATCTTGGTTTTTGATGTGTTAACTCGTTTAGATGATGCTGACAAATCAACAAATACGGTTGATGTTCCTTTCCGCTTTTATCCGTGTTTAGCTGCTGGTCTTGCATATTATATATCAATGAAGCGTGCGCCAGACAGAATACAACTTTTAAAAGCTTCTTACGAAGAGGAGTTTGAGCGTGCGTTAGCAGAGGACAGGGATAGAGCGTCTTTTAATGTTACTCCAAACCTTAACTTTTACAGAGTGTCTTAATGGGTCGTTTTGCGGTTGGAAAATATGCTTATGGAATATCTGACCGTTCTGGCTTTAGATATCGCATAAAAGACATGCGAAAAGAGTGGAATGGTTCTTTTGTGGGGAACGATGAGTACGAATCTAAGCATCCTCAGCTAGACCCAAAAAGAAAACCTGCTGATGCTGAGGCTTTAAAAGATGCGAGGCCTGATCGCACAGAGCCTGAAGTTACCCGTCTATTGACTCCAAATTGTTTTAAATCCTCATCTTCAGGTTCTTCAGTTATCACGGTTACTGAGTTTTCTCATGGCAGAAGCACGGGGGATGCTGTGGTTTTTGCAAAAGTTAGTGTTTTTGATGGCTTTACGAAAACAACACTTGAGAAAGCTTCAGGGTATACTGTTACTGTTATTGACGAAAACACATATAGATTTACTGTTTCTGGAGAAACGGCAACAATAGGCAATGTTAGGGGTGGTGGAGAAAATGCAACCGCTGGCCCAGGCACAGCGACAGCAGTAACAGCATCGACCTTTGATGCAACAAATGTTACACTTGATTCAGCGACTAAAACTTTTGACGAGGGTTAAATGGCAAAACAAACAGTAGGAATTGGTTCTGCCGCAAATGATGGTACTGGTGATACTCTTCGCGCAGGTGCTGATAAGATAAACGATAACTTCAACGAAATTTACAATGCGTTAGGTAACGGCACTGCGCTGACAGATATCATTGACACAAATGGTGTTATTGACGTTAGTTCTGGTGCGAACAAGATTGTTTTTTACTACAATGCTCTTACTGATCTGCCGAGTGCCTCAACATATCATGGAGCAGTAGCCCACGTTCACGCAACCGGTGGTTTGTATTTTGCTCATGGTGGGGCTTGGATTAGATTAAACGATGAAACTACTGGTCCTGTTACCAAATACACGGCAGGCGTGAATGGATCTAGCGCCTTTACCTTTACTGGCCCTGGAGCAACTTCTGGAGACAACCCAAATTTTACTTTTTATAAAGGTCATACTTACCTTATAGACAATTCGTCTAATGTAGGAAGTCACCCTTTGCAGATTAGAACTTCCAACGGAGGGTCTGCATTTACAACAGGTGTTACAGAAAATTACAACTCTACTGCTGGACTAACGCAGTTTATTGTGCCACACGAACCAAGTGATACTTCACTAGTGTACCAGTGCACCAATCACAGCAGTATGGTTGGAAACATAACAATAGTATAGCGAGTAAGTAATATGTCATTCACATACGCAGAACTAAAACAAGCTATACAAGACTTTTCAGAAAACACTGAAACATCTTTCGTTACAAACCTGCCTGTCTTTATTCGTGGCGCAGAAGATCGTATTTTTACACTTGTTGACCTTGAGTTGTTTCGTAAGAACGCTACATCTGCGCTAAGTAACAATGACCCGTTTCTATCCGTTCCTTCTGATTATCTTGCCTCATTTTCTTTGCAAATTACCACCGCAGGTAGTCAAGATTTTTTATTGTTGAAAGACGTTAACTTTGTTCAACAATACAATTTAGACAAAGGCGCAAACGGCGTTCCAAAATATTATGGTGTATTTGATGTAGATAACTTTATTGTTGGCCCTACACCAGACAGCAACTACACAGTTGAACTGCATTATTATTACAGGCCTGTCAGCATAACTGCGGGGTCAGATTCAGGAACATCATGGTTGAGCGAGAACGCCCCTAACGCTCTTCTTTACGGCTCACTTGTAGAAGCGTATACTTACATGAAAGGTGAGCAGGATATGATGCAACTGTACGAACAAAGGTTTGCACAGGAAATTCAGCGTTTGAAAGACTTGG